TTCATACATCTTCAGTTCTCTCACAAAGACCAGATCATCGTCTTTTCAAAGATCTTGACTGGGACAGAGTGGAGAGCGGGGAGTATGCAATTGTAGACCCTTTGGATCCCAACGCTATACTATACCTCCCGGAAAGGGATTATATCATACAGACCAGAGTGTCTCAAACTCAAGGGAATAAACCAGTAATACTGGCTACACCCCGAGATAAGAGACCTGCCTCCGTATCGGTCGATACACCTATCGCTGTTCCCGCAGTTTCTGAGAAATCAGATTCTGACGGGCCCAGTGACAAGGATGGCGATTCGAAATCGGAAACTCCAGCTCTAGATACATCTTCCTCCTCAACAACTCAGACCCAAAATTCCCCCACATTCACTGGCAAGAAGGACCTCCGCTGGCGATTGTCAAGGTTATTTAAAAACCCTTTTCATTTCGTCAAGCGTGTCCAGTCTCGTTCAGTGCATGGGATGGTAATTGAGAATCAGGTGGTTGTGGAATTAGATACCCTAGTTCCGCTCTTCCGTGTGTGGGCTTACTACCTGCACCGGAGGATAGTTGGGCTTAGTTCTGACCGAACATTACAGAACAATGTTCTGATATTCGTTCGAAAACTGTACCACTCATATCGTCACCACGGGATAAACGCGCTCATACTGAGGTTGAAAGTTATGCTTTTTGTTATCAACAGCTTTATCGCTGGAGAGAAACTAAAGACAACTGACCATCTCAAGTATCGAGTTCGTCTATCCAATGGGTTACCGAGTATGCTACCGCTGCCAGTGCGGCAGTCGATCCGCAATCGTAACTCATCGACGATAGTCATTTGGGGTTCACTTTTGTATCTCTATCGTGCTATCGCTGGAAAGCATAAGAAACCAGATTTATCTGGGATCGTTGCTCCCTTTGATCTCACGCCGGAGTACGAAGGTCACCTCAGTAAATTACGGGAATTCGTTCCCGTGTTTACAAAATGGCTATTTTCGAGAGCCAAGATAGATCTTCAATGGGTTCAAAAGAACATCTGCCCCGCAGAGTTCGTTTTCTCGGCGTCTGCCGGTCCCAATGCATCATGGAGTCTCCTCTCCGCCCCGCTAGATACCCTTTACTGGGTTCTTAACGGGTGGAAGGATTCCGTGCTGTATCGGTACATGCAGGCGATCAAGTCAACTCAACTGCTTGGTCAAATGGACACCAATCAGTTTTCCGATATAGCGACCAAGCTAATCGAAATGCTGATTGGGCCAGTTAGTTGGAACACCATTGAGGATGCGGATACGGCCAGTCTCGACAAGGTTCGAGATGCCCTCGCTCGTGGTCGGGATGCCTCAGGGAATAGATTACCTAAGACATTCCGAACGGATGCTACGCAACTTCAGTGCGGTCGCCTTCATGCTTTGAAGGAACCCGCAGGGAAGGTACGTATCATTGCGATCGTGGACATCTGGACTCAAACCTTTCTAAGACCGCTCCATGATGTATTCTTTAAAATACTCAAGGCCCTCCCTTCTGATGCAACTTTTGATCAGCAGGAAGGAGTCAATTCCTTCGCTAAAGAAGGCCATAAGGAGATTTTCTCCTATGATCTTACGGCAGCGACGGATACGATACCTTGGGTACTTTATGGAGTACTCCTGGAGGGGATTCTCGGAAAGGACATTGTCGATGCGTGGCTATCCCTGCTACGCAGTAGACCTTGGTTAACACCAA